GTGCGGGTATTACTTCGACCTGTTCTGGTACCGGAACTCGGGCTGGTGATCGTTAAGCCGGGCCGTGAATCCATGCCGGTATTCCACAATACCCGGTTACTGGTGGAGCCGGAACCGAAAAGCATGCGTAATCTGCCGTCCGGGGTCGTTCCTGCCGCTCGCCAGCCGCTGGTGGAAGACAAAACATTGCTGCCGTTTTTCAGTAACGCACGGGTGATTCGTGCTGCTGGTGGTGCTGGTGCATTGTCTGACTGGCTGTTGCGCCATATTAAATCCTGCCAGTGGCCACACGGCGATTATCATCACAGCGAAACCGTCATTCACCGTTATGGTACCGGCGCAATGGTGTTGTGCTGGCACTGCGACAACCAGCTGCGTGACCAGACATCCGAATCACTCGAGCAACTTGCTCATCAAAACTTGTCAGCATGGATGATTGACGTCATCCGTCACGCAATCAGCGGTACGCAGGAGAGGGAGTTATCGCTGGCCGAATTATCCTGGTGGGCGGTCTGCAATCAGGTGGCTGATGCGCTTCCGGAGTCTGTATTGTGTCGTTCACTGGGATTACCGGTGGAAAAAATCCGCTCCGTATACCGTGAGAGTGACATCGTACCGGGAGAACAGACTGCCACCAGCATACTGAAGCAGCGCACAAAAAATATTGCGCTGCCACTTCACGTCCACCAGCAACAGCCCCCACTCCAGGAAAAGACGTTAGTAAGCATCGCCGTTGATCCGGAGTCTCCGGCTCAGTATCTCCAGCGCCAGAAACCACAACGGGAAGAGATGCCTGTATACACGCGCTGGGTAAAAACGCAGAAATGCATGACGTGCGGTAATCAGGCAGATGATCCGCATCACATCATTGGTCATGGACTGGGAGGGATGGGAACAAAGGCTGATGATTTGTTTGTTATTCCGCTGTGCCGTAAATGTCATAACGAACTGCACGCCGGGGTAAAAGATTTTGAAGAAAAACACGGCAGCCAGCTGTTGTTGCTGATTCGTTTTTTAATGCACGCGAGAAATTCGGGTGTCCTGAAGTGGAAAGTATGAATGACTGAACGCATAGAATTTGTTTTGCCTTACCCGCCGACGGTGAATACCTACTGGCGACGTCATGGCAATACGTATTTCATCTCGGAGGCCGGAAAGCGTTATCGCCGTGATGTGGCGCTAATTGTTCGCCAGCAGCGGCTGAAATTAAACCTGTCCGGAAGGCTGGCGATAAAGATTATTGCAGAGCCACCGGATAAGCGCCGTCGTGACCTGGACAATATCCTGAAAGCACCACTGGATGCGCTGACGCATGCCGGACTTATCATAGACGACGAGCAGTTTGATGAAATCAATATTGTGCGCGGTCAGCTCGTTCCTGGTGGGCGGCTGGGGATAAAAATCACAGAACTGGAGTGCGCATGAATAACCAGTATTTACAGTTTGTGCGTGAGCAGCTCATTATCGCCACCGCTGATTTGAGTGGGGCAACAAAAGGTCAGCTTGAAGCCTGGCAGGAGAATGCCATGTTCGATACAGGGCGTTACAGGCGTAAAAAAATCCGGTACCGAGATGAAGTGACCGGAAAAATGATTACGCGGGATAATCCACCAATCCCGGGAAAACAATCACTGGCGAAAGGCTCATCAATTGCCCTGGTCAGCCCGGTTGAGTTTTCGACATCATCGTGGCGGCGGGCTGTTCTGTCTCTTGAAGAACATCATAAAGCCTGGTTGTTGTGGAGTTACAGCGGGAGTATTTGTTGGGAATATCAGATCGCGATAACACAGTGGGCGTGGAATGAATTTAATACTCAATCAGGTACCAGAAAAATTGCAGGGAAAACGCAGGAACGCCTGAAAAAATTAATCTGGCTGGCGGCGCAGGCAGTAAAAGCAGAACTTTTTGGTGGGGAAGGTTATGAATACCAGGAGCTGGCATTACTGGCGGGAGTGACAACTAAAAACTGGTCCAAAACATTTACTCGTCACTGGGTTGCAATGAAACACATTTTTCACCGACTGGATAGTGAGGCTTTATTGTTTGTAATGAGAACACGTTCAAAACAAAAGGCGGCATTTTCAAAGCAAAGTGTTGCAAAAGTAGATTGAAAGGCATATATTTCATGCAAATCTGATATTTTGCCGATTTTGTACGTGATGGCAAAAGCAAACAAAACCCGCCCACAAGCGGGTTTTTTTGTGCCACTTATCTCGGATAGAAATGGTGAATGCGCTGGTGGAGGAAGTAAGGGTAATTTTTAACCAGGTGATTTTTGAATGCTTGCAACATTGATTTCGTAAAGTTATTATCCTGCGCCCGGCCCTTTAGCTCAGTGGTGAGAGCGAGCGACTCATAATCGCCAGGTCGCTGGTTCAAATCCAGCAAGGGCCACCAACCGCCACTAGCTCATCAGGAAAGAGCGTCAACCCTTTAAGTTGAGTGTGCGAGGTTCGAGTCCCCGGTGGCGGTCCAGTGCCGACTTAGCTCAGTAGGTAGAGCAACTGACTTGTAATCAGTAGGTCACCAGTTTGATTCCGGTAGTCGGCACCATATGCGGGCATCGTATAATAGCTATTACCTCAGCCTTCCAAGCTGATGATGCGGGTTCGATTCCCGCTGCCCGCTCCAGTTAGAGTCTTTCAGTCTGCGATGATGGGAAATCCCGGAGTGACTGAAAGACGTTTAAGTTATGAATGATCGCCTTTTTTTTGCAAAATTGCTGTGCAGAAATACTAACCTTCGGGCAGGCGATCATTCATAAGCACTCTGCTTTTATTCCGATTAACTGTGGGTGGTTTGTTGGATAGAGTGCTTTCCTTTCTGTATATATCGTTTCGCCCGCTTTTGCGGGTTTTTCTTTTCAAATCCCTTTCATTTCTCAGTGTAAAACTACGCCATCCGTTATTTGCGGAGGTGAGGTTATGAAATCCATGGACAAAATTTCAACGGGCATTGCCTATGGCACCTCCGCAGGCAGTGCTGGCTACTGGTTTTTACAGTGGCTTGATCAGGTCAGTCCGTCACAGTGGGCGGCAATAGGTGTGCTGGGTAGTCTGGTATTTGGCTTGCTGACGTATCTGACAAACCTTTATTTCAAGATTAAAGAAGACAAGCGTAAGGCGGCACGGGGAGAGTAATTCAATGACTCAAAACTATGAACTGATTGTGAAAGGGATCCGCAATTTTGAGAATAAAGTTACGGTAACTTTAGCGTTACGGGACAAAAAACGCTTTGACGGCGAAATTTTTGACCTGGACATCTCGCTGGACCGTGTTGAAGGTGCCGCGCTGGAGTTTTATGAGGCAGCAGCCAGAAGGAGCATCAGACAGGTCTTCCTGGATGTTGCTGCCGGGTTATGTGAAGGGGATGAGCAGTCGCCGGAAAAGCGCCCCGTAATTTTAGATGCGCAGAATGTGTGGATAACCTACAAAGGAAAGCTACCAGGAAGAATTACTGGTTCTCTGAAGACTCCTCCGGAATCACAACCTTAAGTCACTGACCGGAACAGATAAACCTGTCCGTGGGCAGAAACCGATAAATCCTGATAAATATCCATGAACGCAAAAATCAGATACGGCCTGTCGGCTGCCGTTCTGGCACTGATTGCCGTCGGTGCGCCCGCGCCTGATATTCTCGACCAGTTTCTGGATGAAAAAGAAGGTAACCACACAACGGCATACCGCGATGGGTCCGGCATCTGGACCATCTGTCGGGGTGCCACGATGGTGGATGGAAAACCCGTTTTTCCCGGTATGAAACTGTCGAAGGAAAAATGCGACCAGGTCAACGCCATTGAGCGTGATAAGGCGCTGGCATGGGTGGAGCGCAATATTAAAGTACCACTGACCGAACCACAAAAAGCGGGTATCGCGTCATTTTGTCCCTATAACATTGGCCCCGGTAAGTGTTTTCCGTCGACGTTTTATAAGCGGCTGAATGCCGGTGATCGTAAGGGCGCATGCGAGGCGATTCGCTGGTGGATAAAAGATGGTGGGCGCGATTGCCGCATACGTTCAAATAACTGCTATGGACAGGTTATTCGTCGTGACCAGGAAAGCGCATTAGCCTGTTGGTGGATAGATCAGTGAGCAGAGTCGCCGCGATTATTTATGCTCTGGTTATCTGCATCATCGTCTGCCTGTCGTGGGCGGTCAATCATTACCGTGATAACGCCATCGCCTACAAAGAACAGCGTGATAAAAAAGTCAGTGAGCTGAAGCTGGCGATCGCCACCATCGCTGACATGCAGCAGCGTCAGCGTGATGTTGCTGCGCTCGATGCAAAGTACTCGAGAGAATTAGCCAATGCGCAAGCTGAAAATGAAACTCTGCGCGCTGATGTTGCCGCTGGCCGTAAGCGCCTGCGGGTCAATGCCAGTTGCTCCGCAGCCGTGCGTGAAGCCACCGGACCCACCAGCGTGGATAATGCAACCATCCCCCGACTGGCAGACACCGCTGAACGGGATTATTTCACCCTCAGAGACCGATTGATGACGATGCAGATGCAACTGGAAGGGGCGCAGGAATATATCCGCACTCAGTGCATTAAGTAGCCTTTTTATCGTGGTAAACATTTCGCAGGGTATGAGGTATTTATGCCATCACGAATCCCACGCGCCTGCCGTAAGCGTGGATGTGCAGGTACAACCACAGACAGTTCTGGTTACTGCGATAAACATCGTGGCGAAGGATGGGTACAGCATCAACGCGGACTGAGCCGCCACCAGCGTGGCTATGGCTCGAAATGGGATGCCATACGTGCGCGCATACTGAAGCGTGATAATCATCTGTGTCAGAACTGCCTGCGCAATGGGAGAGCCGTTGAAGCCAGAACTGTGGACCACATCATTCCGAAAGCTCATGGTGGCACGGATGCAGACAGTAACCTGCAGAGTCTGTGCTGGCCCTGTCATAAAGCAAAAACAGCGCGCGAACGCATCAATTGATAACAGTTCCCATCTGTAGGGGAGGGGCGGGTCAAATCTCTGCAACCCTGGCTGCTCAGTACCGCCGCCTGACCCTTCCTCACATCGCCGCAGGTTCGAAAACTTTTTTTGGGAATGTTAACAAACTATTGATAGGTAAAATCGATTATGTCAGGACCTCCGAAAACCCCGCCACGCCTGCATTTGATACGAGGTAACCCCTCAAAGCGGCCAGTTAAAGACCCCAAAAAAACTGCTAAAAAGGATGAAAAAGGTCTCCCTAAAATTCCGCAACATTTAGGGGCGCAGGGGAAGTACTGGTTCAGGCGAATGGCGGAAGAACTGAATGCGGAAGGGATCATTTCCCAGCTTGATGCGCGTGCACTTGAGTTACTGGTGGAAGCCTACACCGAATACCGGCATCACTGCGAAACCCTCGATGTTGAGGGATATACCTACCGCACGGAAACGCAGAACGGTGATGTGCTGATTAAGGCACACCCCGCGGCGGCAATGAAAGCGGATGCCTGGAAGAGGATCCGGGCGATGCTTGCAGAGTTTGGCATGTCACCGGCAAGCCGGGCTAAAGTAAATATCGCCGGACCGGATGATGTCGATCCGCTGGCGGAGCTTTTAAAAGCGAGAGACTGATGGCAAAAGTGGCTGACGGGATCCGCTACGCCGAACGTGTTGTTGCAGGAGAAATTGTTGCTGGCGAATTTGTCCGTCTGGCCTGCCAGCGTTTTCTTGATGATCTGAAGTACGGCGAGAAGCGGGGGATTTATTTCAGTGAACCCCGTGCGCAGCACATCCTGAATTTCTACAAATTTGTGCCCCATGTGAAAGGGGCGCTGGCAGGCCAGCCCATTGAGTTGATGGACTGGCATGTATTTATCCTCATTAATATTTTTGGTTTTGTCATTCCGCTGGTGAATGAAGAGACCGGGGAAGTTGTCATGCGCAGCGATGGTAGCGGACGCCCGGTGATGGTGCGCCGGTTCCGGACGGCGTACAACGAAGTCGCCCGTAAAAACGCAAAATCAACCCTGTCATCGGGTATCGGCCTGTATATGACGGGGGTAGATGGTGAAGGCGGTGCTGAGGTGTATTCAGCCGCAACCACGCGTGACCAGGCCAGAATTGTGTTTGAAGACGCCAAAAATATGGTCAGAAAAGCCCGCTCGACACTCGGGCGGTTGTTTGATTTCAACAAGCTGGCGATTTACCAGGAGCAGAGCGCATCAAAATTTGAACCGCTTTCCTCGGATGCAAACAACCTGGACGGTCTGAACATCCACTGCGCCATTATTGATGAGTTGCATGCACATAAAACCCGCGACGTGTGGGATGTTCTGGAAACGGCAACCGGTGCCCGTCTGCAGTCCCTGTTATTTGGTATCACCACGGCAGGGTTTAACAAGGAAGGGATTTGTTACGAGCAACGCGATTACGCCATCAAGGTATTGCGAGGCTATAACAGCGACGTGGAGGGCGCGGTAAAAGACGACTCTTACTTTGCGATCATTTACACCCTCGATGAGGGAGATGATCCGTTTGATGAAACGGTCTGGCAGAAAGCGAATCCCGGCCTGGGCATCTGTAAACGCTGGGATGATCTGCGTCGTCTGGCGAAAAAAGCGAAAGAACAGGTCTCTGCGCGGGTGAATTTTTTTACCAAACACATGAATGTGTGGGTAACAGCAGAGTCTGCCTGGATGGACATGATTAAGTGGGAGAAGTGCGAATACATTGCCCCACGACATGAGCTGAAAACGTATCCCATGTGGGTCGGCGTTGACCTTGCTCATAAGATTGATATCTGTGCGGCGGCAAAACTCTGGCGAACGGATAACGGGCATGTTCATGCCGATTTTAAATTCTGGCTTCCGGAAGGACGGCTGGAACGATGCTCGCGGCAGCAGGCAGAACTTTACCGGAAGTGGTCGGAGATGGATAAGCTGATTCTGACGGATGGTGATGTTATCGATCATGCTCAGATAAAAAGTGACTTACTGGAATGGATTGGTGGTGAAAACCTCAGGGAACTGGGATTTGACCCGTGGAGTGCGATGCAGTTCAGCCTGGCACTGGCTGAAGAAGGGATACCGCTGGTGGAGGTTCCGCAGACGGTTCGCAATCTGTCAGAGGCCATGAAGGAAACGGAATCACTGGTCTATGCCGGGCGTTTCCATCACAGCAATCATCCGGTCATGAACTGGATGATGTCTAACGTTACGGTAAAACCGGACAAAAACGACAATATCTTCCCGAATAAATCCACGCCGGAAGCCAAAATCGACGGCCCTGTTGCGCTTTTTACAGCCATGAGCCGCTTTCTGGTAAATGGCGGGGGCGTGAATGACTTTCTGTCCACGCTTGATCCTGATGAGGACCTGTTAATTCTGTGAAACAGCTTATTACTGATATGACCGGGCTGATCGGTTTCGGTTTGCTCACTGCTGGCGTTTATCTGTATGCAGGTCTGCCAGCGTCCCTGATGCTGTCTGGCTGTTTGTTGCTGCTTTATGCACTGGTGGTGTCCATGAGGAGAAAGCATGCTTCTTGATGCTCTGTTTCGCAGTGAGCCTCTGGAAAATCCCTCGGTTCCGGTAACCGGAGAGGCCGCTGAGACGGATAATATTTTTGCCCGGGATGTGTATGTCAGTCCGGAAACATCCATGAAGCTGGCTGCTGTCTATGCCTGTATTTATGTTATTTCATCCAGTGTGGCTCAGATGCCCCTGCATGTGATGCGAAAAACGAATGAGCATGTTCAGCCGGCACGCGATCATCCGTTGTTCTGGCTCGTTCATGATGAACCTAATGCCTGGCAGACCAGCTATAAGTGGCGGGAACTGAAGCAGCGTCATGTGCTGGGGTGGGGCAATGGTTATACGTGGGTAAAACGTAATCGTCGTGGAGAGGTTACCAGCCTTGAATGCTGTATGCCATGGGAAACCACGTTACTTAACACCGGTGGGCGTCATACTTACGGGGTGTATAACGAAGAGGGTGCATTTGCGGTAAGTCCGGACGACATGATCCATATCAGGGCGCTGGGAAACAATCAGAAAATGGGACTGAGCCCGATCATGCAGCATGCTGAAACCATTGGTATGGGAATGAGTGGCCAGCAGTATACCAGCGCCTTTTTTAACGGTAATGCCCGTCCTGCCGGTATTATTTCTGTGAAAAATGAACTGAACGAACAAAGCTGGGGCAGGCTTAAAAATATGTGGCAGCGGGCGGTGACAGCGCTTCGCAGCCAGGAAAATAAAACCATGTTGCTGCCTGCGCAACTGGATTACCGCGCTCTGACAGTTTCTCCGGTGGATGCTCAGATCATTGATATGACCAAGCTGAACCGGTCGATGATTGCCGGGATTTTTAATGTCCCGGCGCACATGATTAATGACCTGGAAAAAGCCACATTTTCGAATATTACGCAGCAGGCGATTCAGTTTGTTCGCTACACGATGATGCCCTGGGTTGCGAACTGGGAGCAGGAGCTTAACCGTCGCCTGTTTACCCGTACAGAACGGGCTGCCGGGTATTACGTTCGTTTCAACCTCACGGGGTTGCTCCGTGGGACCCCACAGGAGCGTGCGCAGTTCTATCACTTTGCCATTACAGATGGCTGGATGAGTCGGAATGAAGCCAGGGCATTTGAGGATATGAACCCGGTTGACGGTCTGGATGAAATGCTGGTCAGCGTAAATGCAGCAAATCCGTTGAATAACTTTAAAGATACGAAAGGCAAAGAGGAAAAGAACGATGAATGACCGTGAAACGCGCTGTTACAGCGGGGAGGTGCGGGCGGAACAATATGATAATGCCCCGACCCACATTCTGGGGTATGGCTCGGTATTTAACAGTCGTTCAGAACCTCTGTGGGGATTTCGTGAAATCATCAAGCCGGGGGCTTTTGATGATGTACTGAACGATGATGTACGTGGCTTGTTTAATCATGATCCTAATTTCATTCTCGGACGAAGTTCTGCCGGCACGTTGTCATTGTCGGTGGATGAACGCGGTTTACGTTATGACATTGTTGCACCGGATACTCCGACTATTTGTGACCTGGTGCTGTCTCCAATGTTGCGTGGTGACATTAATCAGTCCTCGTTCGCGTTTCGCGTCGCCCGTGACGGAGAGAGCTGGTATGAAGACGACGAGGGGATTGTTATCCGGGAAATCACGCGCATTTCTCGTCTGTATGACGTCAGCCCGGTGACATATCCGGCCTATCAGGACGCAGATTCTGGTGTCCGCTCAATGAAAGCCTGGCAGGAAGCGCGGGCGAGTGGTGCGCTGAAGAAAGCTGTTAACGAACGAATGGCGCGTGAGCGTCTTTTGACCCTTCTTAATGCATAAGGATACTACTGACGATGAAACTTCATGAGATGAAGCAAAAACGAAACACCATTGCAAAGGATATGCGTGCACTGCATGAAAAAATTGGTGATAACGCATGGACTGATGAGCAACGGGCAGAGTGGAACAGGGCGAAAGCTGAGCTGGATGCGCTGGATGAGCAAATCGCCCGTGAAGAAGAGTTGCGCCGTCAGGATCAGGCATATGTGGATGAGTCCGGGCCGGAAGAGCGCCAGAATAATGAGGCGGAGAACGGGAAAAAGGCGGTGGAAGAGAAGCGCGCTGCGGCATTTAACCGTTTTCTGCGTGCCGGATTTGCAGAACTGAATGCTGAAGAGCGTAATCTGATGCGTGAACTGCGGGCTCAGAGTGTAACAACGGATTCTCAGGGCGGATATACGGTGCCCACGCAGATGCGTAACAAAATCATTGACACCATGAAGGCTTATGGCGGGATTGCCAGTGTGGCGCAACTTCTGACCACATCAACCGGGCAGGATATCACCTGGTCAACGTCTGATGGCACGACTGAAGAGGGCGAACTGCTGGCGGAAAATACAGCCGCAACGGAACAGGATGTGACGTTCGGGACCGCTATTCTGGGGGCTAAAAAGCTGTCATCAAAAATAATTCGTGTGTCCAATGAGCTGCTCCAGGACAGTGGGGTGGATATTGAATCTTATCTGGCAAACCGTATTGCCCAGCGTATTGGTCGTGGAGAGGCAAAATATCTGGTTCAGGGGACCGGAACGGGATCACCGTTACAGCCAAAAGGGCTGGCAGCGTCGGTGACGGGAACCATCCAGACTGCAGCCTCTGCCGCTTTCACCTGGAAAGAAATGAATGCCCTGAAACATGCCATTGATCCGGCATATCGTGGTGGGCCGAAATACCGCTGGGCATTCAATGATGCCACATTGCAGACTATTGAAGAGATGGAGGATGGACAGAAACGCCCGTTATGGCTGCCGGATATTGCAGGCGGTACGCCGGCTACTGTGCTGGGGATCCCTTATGTTATTGATCAGGCTATTGACGGGATTGGTACCGGGAAAAAATTCATTTTCCTGGGGGATTTCAACCGATTTATCATTCGCCGCGTTACTTATATGGAACTGAAACGTCTGGTTGAGCGTTATGCTGAGTTTGATCAGGTGGCATTTCTGGCTTTCCATCGTTTTGACTGTGTGCTGGAAGATGTGGCAGCCATCAAGGCGCTCACTGGCAAATAACCACACGTTGTTCAGTTACAGACCGCGCCGACGCGGTTTTTTTATGCCCGCACAGTGTTGCGGGCAGGAGTTTCTGATGGCAGCAATAGTGGAAAAACTCAGGGCACAGTGCCGTATTGATACAGATGATGCAACTGATGATGAGTTACTGATGCTGTATTTCCGGGCGGCCTGCCGCAAGGCAGAAAATTTTATCAACCGTAAGCTTTATGAGGAGACGGTGCCGGAAGGTGATCCGGAAGGGGTGCTTATAGCTGATGATGTTTTGCTGGCGCTCATGTTGCTGGTCGGACACTGGTACGAAAACCGGGAAAATTCCTCAGATGTCAGCAAGGCACCAGTCCCGTTTGGTTTTTCTTCTCTGCTGGAGCCTTATCGTTTTATTCCTTTGTAGGAGGAGGCATGCAGGCGGGCAGATTACGTGATCGCGTAATTATTCTGAATGTCACCACCGCCCGCTCTCCGTCAGGGCATCCGGTGGAGACGGTGACGGAGGGAGCTACCGTATGGGCAGAAGCCAGGGGGATCAGCGGCAGGGAACGTATGTCTGCCGGTGCAGAAACCGCGCAGGCTACGGTGAGAGTCTGGATGCGTTTCCGGCGTGATGTGACGGCCGCTTCGCGTCTGAAAGTGCTGACGGGGGCTTATAAGGGAACCATTTTGCATGTTGACGGGCCGCCGATCCCCGATACCAGGTGCAGGCGGCTTGAATTACTGTGCAGTGTTGGAGGTAAAGGATGACGGATTTCACCCTGGATTTTTCTGGTCTGGATGATATTGCCAGAGATCTGGAACTTCTCAGCAGAGCGGAAAGCAATAAAGTACTGCGTGATGCCACCCGTGCAGGTGCTGAAGTTATCCGGGATGCGGTTGTCGAATGTGCGCCGGAGCGAACCGGGAAACTGAAGAAAAATGTGGTTGTTCTGACGAAGCGTTCAAAGCGTCGCGGGGAAATTATTTCTGGTATCCACATTCGTGGTCGGAACATGCGAACCGGTAACAGTGATAACAGCATGAAAGCCAGCGATCCGCGAAATGCGTTTTACTGGCGCTTTGTGGAACTGGGCACGGTAAATATGCCTGCTCATCCGTTTATTCGTCCGGCCTTTGATACGACAGAGGAACTGGCCGCACAGGTTGCCATACAGCGAATGAATCAGGCTATTGATGAGGTATTAAGTCAATGAGGGAGGCCATCCTGTATTCCCTGCTGTCGGAACTGGCCGGAGGACAGGTTTATCCTTATGTGGTCCCGCTGACGGAGGGAAAGCCTGCGGTATCTCCGCCGTGGCTGGTGTTTTCTGTGGTATCTGATGTTTCTGCAGATGTGCTGGGTGGTCAGGCGGAATCAAGAATGACGGTACAGATAGACGTCTGGGCAGATGGACCCGATCTGGCGCGTGAAATCCGGGAACAGGCGATGTCTGCCGTTCGTCCGCTGGCTCCGTTTGCCGTCTCTCAAACCCAGGGATACGATTCTGATTCTGGCCTTAACCGGGCCACGCTGGAATTTCAGGTGATGTATTAATGACCCGCTGCTGGCGGGTTTTTTCTTTTCAGGAGATGTATATGCCATCTAATTATGAGCGATCCCAGTTGACGCAGGTGATGATTTCATCCGCTCCCGTAAGGCCTGAAACCGTGGAGAAAGCGGAATACCTGCGTCTGGACTGTACCATCAAGGAAGTCCAGTTTACTGCGGGGCAGAAACAGGATGTTGACGTGACAACGCTTTGTTCCACGGAACAGGAGAATATCAACGGCCTGGGATCTCCATCCGAGATTTCAATGTCGGGTAACTTCTTTATGAATCCTGCACAGAACGCCCTGCGTGATGCGTATGATAATGACAGTGTGTATGCATTTAAGGTGCAGTTTCCGTCCGGACGTGGGTTTAAGTTTATGGCAGAAGTACGTCAGCATACCTGGTCTTCCGGCACTAATGGCGTGGTGGCTGCGACTTTTTCCCTGCGTCTGAAAGGGAAGCCTTCGCTGTATGTGGTACCACTGGATTTTGTGCGTAACCTTCCGGAAGCGCATGTGGTGACGACAGGATCATTACTGACGCTGTCTGTTGCGGTCAGTGGAGGTACTCCGCCTTACAGCTATACCTGGTATAAAGACGGTAAGGCTGTGGCTGACCAGACTACAGACACGTTCAATAAAGCCGGTGCGCAGACGGAGGATACTGGCGAGTACACTTGTACGGTGATGGATTCGGCGAATCAGCCTCTGAGTGTCACATCACTGGCGTGTCAGGTGATGGTGAATGCGGTAACCGGATAAGGAAATGTCATGGAAAAAGATTTAAAAACGCTGGCGCTGTCAACGATGGCGGGGTTTCGTCATAAGACAGTGGTGGTACCGGAATGGGACGGTGCTACGGTAGTGCTGAGGGAGCCGTCAGCTGAAGCCTGGCTACGCTGGCAGGAGATAGTCAGACAGGAAAAGGGGGAAACGCCGTTGTCCGTTTCGGTACGGGCCCGCCGGGATCTGGAAGCCGATGTTGAGTTGTTCATTGATGTTTTGTGCGATACCGGGATGAAAAAGGTATTTTCTGCGGGTGATCGGGAACAGGTACTGGCAGTGTATGGTCCTGTGCATACGCGACTATTGCGGCAGGCGCTGGAGCTGGTTACTGATGCCGGTGAGGTTAAAAAAAAATAGCCATGCCGGGGATACGTTTTCTGATGATGCTGGCGCTCCGGATGGGGCGCACATTGTCAGAATTACGCCGGGAAATGTCCGCATCAGAAATCATGATGTGGGCAGAATTTGACAGGTTCAGTCCGCTGGGTGACGAGCGGGCTGATATCCGGGCTGCCCAGATAGTTTCTGCGGTTTACGGTGCGCAGGGTGTCAAAGTATCACTGAATGATGCGCTTCTTCAGTGGGAGAAGGAGCAGACAGAAGGCACCTCAGATCCATTTGCCGGACTGGAAAATGCGCTTTTAACCGTATCTCAGTGAGTCGACATAACCGCTTCGGCGGTTTTTTTTCGTCCGGAGAATGAGAATGGCGACATTACGTGAACTGATTATTAAAATTTCGGCAAATTCCCGGTCATTCCAGTCAGAGATCGCCCGGGCTTCACGTATGGGGCAGGATTACTACCGCACCATGCAGAACGGAGGCCGACAGTCTGCTGCTGCATCCCGTGAAATGCGGCGGGCGCTGGCAGAAGTGACGGATCAGATAAATACGGCTAAATCTTCGGCACTGAGTATGGCGGGAGCATTTGCCGGGGTTTTTGCCACCGGGCATCTGATTTCCCTTGCCGATGAGTGGAATTCAGTCAATGCCCGTCTGAAACAGGCGACACAATCCAGTGATGATTTTCAGGCATCACAGCGTGAATTAATGGCAATCAGCCAGAGAACGGGGACGGCGTTTTCTGATAACGCCAGCCTTTTTGCCCGCTCTGCAGCTTCCATGCGGGAGTATGGCTACAGTTCTGAGGAGGTCCTGAAAGTCACTGAGGCGATTTCCACGGGGCTGAAATTATCCGGTGCCAGTACAGCAGAAGCCAGTTCGGTGATCACGCAGTTCAGTCAGGCTCTGGCGCAGGGAGTGCTGCGCGGTGAAGAGTTTAACTCGGTGAATGAGAACGGCGATCGTGTTATTCGTGCTCTGGCTGCGGGAATGGGAGTTGCCCGTAAGGATCTGAAGGCCATGGCGGATAACGGAAAGTTGACCGCCGATAAGGTTGTTCCTGCACTGATTAGTCAGCTTGGGGCATTACGTGATGAATATGCGGCAATGCCTGATACGGTTTCATCCTCTGCAACCAAAGTTGAAAACGCCTTTATGGCCTGGGTTGGTGGTGCGAACGAGGCAAGCGGAGTGACGAAGACGCTCTCCGGTGTGCTGAATGGTATTGCAGGCAATATTGACACCGTGGCAACCGCTGCCGGTGCTCTGGTTGCCGTCGGGGTAGCCCGATATTTTGGCAATATGGCGTCGTCTGCTGGATCTGCAACTGCCGGATTAATTACTGCAGCCAGAAACGAAGTGGCTCTTGCTGAAGCGCAACTTCGGGGGACACAGATAGCAACCGCCAGGGCGCGTGCGGCGGTTTATCGTGCGCAACAGGCGGTTGTTGCTGCTCGCGGTACCGAAAGGCAGGCCGCAGCAGAAGCGAAGCTGACAGCTGCCCAGGCGTCACTTACCCGTAATATTGCGGCCAGAACAGCGGCACAGACAACGCTGAATACTGTCACGTCAGTGGGGAGTCGTCTGTTAAGTGGTGCGCTGGGGTTGGTTGGTGGTGTGCCGGGACTCGTCATGCTGGGGGCGACGGCCTGGTACACGATGTATCAGAATCAGGAGCAGGCCAGAGAATCTGCACGCCAGTATGCCGCAACAATCGACGAAATTCGCCAGAAAACGTCGGCAATGTCGCTTCCTGAAGCGTCAGATAATGAGGAAAAGACGCGGCAGGCACTTGATGAGCAAAACAGGTTAATTGACGAGCAGAAAAGTAAGATTAAATCCTTACAGGAAAAAATTGCTGGCTATCAGTATGTGCTGGCAAACCCGGGCTGGACAACCGATAACGGTTTTATGATTAACCACATGACGTCGGTAAAAACTGTCACAGAAGGGCTTGCAGAAGCAACAAATCAACTGGCAGTTGAACAGTCCCGTCTCACACAAATGCAGGGCAAAGCGCAATCCATTCAGGATGTGCTTGCCGGGCTGGAGGAGCGACGGGTGGCGTTGATCCGTCAACAGGCCGCGGAACAAAACAAAGCGTATCAGTCCCTGTTGATCATGAATGGGCAGCATACCGAGTTTAATCGCCTTCTCGGGCTCGGTAATGAATTACTTCAGCAGCGACAGGGGCTGGTGAATGTACCGTTACGTCTGCCACAGGCAACCCTGGATGATAAACAGCAGGACGCACTGAAAAAAAGCCAGCAGGCGCTGGAGTTGTCCCGTCTCAAAGGCGAGGCCAGAGAACGCGTGCGTCTCGGATATGCTGCTGATGATCTTGGCTTTGTCGGCGACAAATATCAGACTGCACGCCAGGAATTCATCAGTACAGGGATGGAGACCTGGCGCAATAATGAGGCGAATAAGCCGAAGAGAAAAGGGCCAAAATCGGAAGCTGAAAAAGCAGAAGATGTTTACAACAGGCTGATTAAACAGCAGAAAGAACAGCTTGCACTGGCAGGACAGAATACCGAACTGGCGAAAATGAAATACCAGGTCAGCCAGGGTGAGCTGACCACCCTTTCGTCTGCACAGAAGCAACTTTTGCTACAGAATGCGGCGCTGATTGACCAGAAAAATATCCGGCAACAGCTTGCCGCATATGAAGCTAATCTGGCCGATGAGAACGCCAGCCGTCGGTCATCGTATCGGGAAGAACTCACGGGTTACGGTCAGGGTACGCGGATGCGGGAGCGCATGCAGGAGGCGTTACGTATTCGTGAAGCGTTTTTGCAAAAAAATCAGGATTTACAAAGACAGTATCAGTCCGGGGATATTACGGAGGAACTGTTCCGTCAGGAGAAGGCGCTGAACGCGCAGTACCTGAGCGAGCGTCTGAAGGACAACGCTGAATTTTATGCAGCGCTGGATCAACAGCGCAGTGACTGGATGGCGGGAATGCGTGAAGGTCTGGCGAACTGGGCTGACAACGCGTCGGATTATGCCGGTCAGATGGCGTCTGCTGCAGGGACTGCAATGGACGGTCTGGTGAATAATATAACCGAAGCCCTGTCAGGTAACCTTGTGGCATGGCGTGACTGGGCGGCGGCTGTCCTGAAGGAGATCTCCGGAATTCTGATGAGTGTCGCCATTGTGAACGGTCTGAAATCACTGGCCGGGTCAATGTCTGGTATGGGCGGACTGGCCGGTGGTATTGGTAACTGGTTGTCCGGCGCACTGAAGAATGCCAGAGGTGGCGTTTACGCATCCGCAGGTCTGAGCGCTTACAGTAACAGCATTGTCGATACACCAACGTATTTCGCTTTTGCGAAAGGGATCGGCCTGATGGGCGAGGCCGGGCCGGAGGCCATCATGCCGCTGGCACGGACGGCTGACGGCTCTCTGGGAGTACGTGTTGCAGGTAATGCCGGCAGTACGGGAGGATTTGTCTATTCTCCGGTGTACAATATCGCCATACAGAACGATGGCAGCAGTGGGCAGATTGGTCCGGAGGCAGCGAGTGGTCTGGTTGGTCTGATTGACCAGCGTGTGCGTGCAGTAATGCTGTCCATGCGACGTGACGGGGGGATGCTGAGTGACTGAAATAAAAACGCTTCACCTGGCGCCACGTGAGGGAATGCAGGTAACAGAAAAGCCTTCCGTTCTTACAGTGAAATTTGGTGATGGTTATGAGCAGCGTCGACCGGCAGGACTGAATGCGCAACTGAAAACGTTTCAGGCGGTGTTTCGCGTCACTGATGATGACACACGTCGGTGGTTGTCTGATTTTCTGTCGTGGCACGGAGGATACCGGGCGTTTTTGTGGCGACCGCCAAAGCATAACCGGACCCTGCGGGTCGTGTGCCGTGAATGGAGTATTACGGATCATGCTGTATACAGCGATTTTAACTGCTCTCTGGAGCAGGTGGTGAACTGATGCAGAATATCCAACAGGAAACACTGAATGAATGCACCCGTGCGGAGCAGTCGGCCAGCGTGGTGCTCTGGGAAATCGATCTGACAGAGGTCGGTGGAGAACGTTATTATTTCTGTAATGAGAAGAACGAAAAAGGTGAGCCGGTCACCTGGCAGGGGCGACAGTATCAGGCGTATCCTGTCAAAGGGGCGGGGTTTGAGCTGAACGGGAAAGGTGCCAGTGCCAGACCGTCTCTGACGGTTTCTAACCTGTACGGCATGGTCACCGGGATGGCGGAAGATCTGCAGAGTCTGGTCGGCGGAACGGTGGTCCGGCGTAAGGTTTACGCCCGTTTTCTGGATGCGGTGAACTTCGTCAACGGAAACAGTGACGCCGATCCGGAGCAGGAGGTGATCAGCCGCTGGCGCATTGAGCAGTGTAGCGAACTGAGCGCGGTGAGTGCCTCTTTTGTACTGTCCACGCCGACGGAAACGGATGGCGCCGTTTTTCCGGGGCGCATCATGCTGGCCAACACCTGCACCTGGACTTATCGCGGTGATGAGTGTGGTTATAGCGGACCGGCAGTCGCGGATGAATATGACCAGCCGACGTCCGATATCACGAAGGATAAATGCAGCAAATGCCTGAGCGGCTGTAAATTTCGCAATAACGTTGGTAACTTTGGCGGTTACCTTTCCATTAACAAACTTTCGCAGTAAATCCATGACAGAAACAGAATCAGCGATTCTGGCGCACGCCCGGCGATGTGCGCCAGCGGAGTCGTGCGGCTTCGTGGTGAGAGCACCGGAGGGGGACAGATATCTTCCCTGTGTGAATATCTCCGGCGAGCCGGGGGATTATTTCCGGATATCGCCGGAGGACTGGCTGCAGGCAGAGATGCAGGGTGAGATTGTGGCGCTGGTCCACAGCCACCCCGGTGGTCTGCCCTGGCTGAGTGAGGCCGACCGGCGGCTGCAGGTGCAGAGTGATTTGCCGTGGTGGCTGGTCTGCCGGGGAGTGATTCATAAGTTCCGCTGTGTGCCGCATCTCACCGGGCGGCGCTTTGAGCACGGGGTGACGGACTGTTACACGCTGTTCCGCGATGCCTATCATCTTGCAGGTATCGATTTGCCGGATTTTTACCGACATGATGACTGGTGGAAATCAGGTCAGAATCTCTATCTGGATAACCTTGAAACACAGAGTTTTTACCGGGTCTCACCGCATGAGGCACAGGCAGGCGACGTGCTGCTGTGTTGTTTTGGCTCGCCTGTTGCCAATCATGCCGCCATTTACTGTGGTGACGGCGAGCTGCTGCACCATATTCCTGAACAACTGAGCAAACGAGAGAGGTACACCGACAAATGGCAGCGACGCACACACTCCGTCTGGCGTCACCGGGCATGGCACGCATCTGCCTTTACGGGGATTTACAACGATTTGGCCGCCGCATCGACCTGCGTGTGAAAACCGGGGCAGAAGCCATCCGGGCGCTGGCCACACAGCTCCCTGCGTTTCGCCAGAAACTGAGCGGCGGCTGGTATCAGGTGCGGATAGCAGGGAAAGATACAGGAGAGAGAGAGCTGTCTGCCCGTCTGCATGAGCCGCTTCCTGACGGCGCAGTGATACACCTGGTTCCTCGGACAGCCGGTGCTAAAAACGGCGGTGTTTTCCAGATTGTTCTGGGGGCTGTCGCCATTGCCGGATCATTCTTTACTGCCGGAGCCACCCTTGCAGCATGGGGGGCAGCCATTGGGGCCGGTGGTATGACCGGTATCCTGTTTTCTCTCGGTGCCAGTATGGTACTTGGTGGTGTGGCGCAGATGCTGGCCCCGAAACCGAAAACGCCCCGCATGCAGACAACGGATAACGGTAAGCAGAATACCTATTTTTCCTCACTGGATAACATGGTTGCCCAGGGCAATGTTCTGCCGGTTCTGTACGGTGAAATGCGCGTGGGGTCACGCGTGGTTTCTCAGGAGATCAGCACGGCAGACGAAGGGGATGGTGGTCAGGTTGTGGTGATTGGTCGCTGATGCAAAATGTTTTATGTGAAACCGCCTCCGGGCGGTTTTTTTTATGGAGAGTAAGTGATGGGTAAAGGTGGCGGTAAGGCGCATACGCCCCGTGAAGCCAGAGATAACCTGAAATCATCCCAGTTGCTGAGTGTGATTGACGCCATCAGTGAAGGACCGGTTTATGGTCCGGTTGACGGGCTGAAAAGTGTCCGCCTGAATGGTACGCCGGTACTGGACAGAGGGGGGAATACCAACTTTTCCGGTGTCACGGTGGTGTTCCGTTCCGGTGAACAGGAGCAGACACCGCCGGAGGGGTTTGAATCCTCCGGCTCCGAGACGGTACTGGGTGCGGAAGTGAAATACGACACGCCGATAACCCGGACCATCACGTCGGCAAACATCGACCGTCTGCGCCTGACCTTCGGGGTGCAGGCACTGGTGAAAACCACCTCAAAGGGGGACAGGGAGCCGTCGGAAGTCCGCCTGCTGGTTCAGATACAGCGTAATGGTGGCTGGGTGACGGAAAAAGACATCACCATTAAGGGCAAAACCACCTCGCAGTATCTGGCATCGGTGGTGGTGGATAACCTGCCGCCGCGCCCGTTTAATATCCGGATGCGCAGGATGACGCCGGACAGCACCACGGACCAACTGCAGAACAAAACGGTCTGGTCGTCATACACCGAAATCATCGATGTGAAACAGTGCTACCCGAACACGGCACTGGTCGGTGTGCAGGTGGATTCTGAGCAGTTCGGCAGCCAGCAGGTGAACCGCACTTACCATTTTCGTGGTCGTATTCTGCAGGTTCCGTCGAACTATAACCCGCAGACGCGGCAATACAGCGGTATCTGGGACGGAACGTTAAAACCGGCATACAGCAACAACCCGGCCTGGTGTCTGTGGGATATGCTGACCCACCCGCGCTACGGCATGGGGAAACGTCTTGGTGCGGCGGATGTGGACAAATGGGCGCTGTATGTCATCGGCCAGTACTGCGACCAGTCAGTGCCGGACGGCTTTGGCGGCACGGAGCCGCGCATCACCTGTAATGCGTACCTGACCACACAGCGCAAGGCGTGGGATGTGCTCAGTGATTTCTGCTCGGCGATGCGCTGTATGCCGGTATGGAACGGGCAGACGCTGACGTTCGTGCAGGACCGACCGTCGGATAAGGTGTGGACCTATAACCGCAGTAATGTGGTGATGCCGGATGATGGCGCGCCGTTCCGCTACAGCTTCAGCGCCCTGAAGGACCGCCATAATGCCGTTGAGGTGAACTGGATTGACCCGAACAACGGCTGGGAGACGGCGACAGAGCTTGTTGAAGATACGCAGGCCATTGCCCGTTACGGTCGTAACGTCACGAAGATGGATGCCTTTGGCTGTACCAGCCGGGGGCAGGCGCACCGCGCCGGGCTGTGGCTGATTAAAACGGAACTGCTGGAAACGCAGACCGTGGACTTCAGCGTGGGTGCGGAAGGGCTTCGCCATGTACCGGGGGATGTCATTGAAATCTGCGATGATGACTATGCGGGTATCAGCATCGGCGGGCGCGTGCTGGCGGTGAACAGCCAGACCCGGACGCTGACGCTCGACCGTGAAATCACGCTGCCATCCTCCGGTACCACGCTGATAAGCCTGGTTGACGGAAGTGGCAATCCGGTCAGCGTGGAGGTCCAGTCCGTCACCGACGGCGTGAAGGTAAAAGTGAGCCGTGTTCCTGACGGCGTTGCCGGATACAGCGTGTGGGGGCTGAAGCAGCCGACGCTGCGCCAGCGACTGTTCCGCTGCGTGAGTATCCGTGAGAACGACGACGGCACGTATGCCATCACCGCCGTGCAGCATGTGCCGGAAAAAGAGGCCATCGTGGATAACGGGGCGCACTTTGACGGCGACCAGAGCGGCACGGTGAATGGTGTCACGCCGCCAGCGGTGCAGCACCTGACTGCCGAAGTCACCGCAGACAGCGGGGAATATCAGGTGCTGGCGCGCTGGGACACACCGAAGGTGGTGAAGGGCGTGAGCTTCCTGCTCCGTCTGACCGTAACAGCGGACGACGGCAGTGAGCGGCTGGTCAGCACGGCCCGGACGACGGAAACCACATACCGCTTCACACAACTGGCGTTGGGGAACTACAGGCTGACAGTCCGGGCGGTAAATGCGTGGGGACAGCAGGGCGATCCGGCATCGGTATCGTTCCGGATTGCCGCACCGGCAGCGCCGTCTCGGATTGAGCTGACACCGGGCTATTTTCAGATAACCGCCACGCCGCATCTTGCGGTTTATGACCCGACGGTACAGTTTGAGTTCTGGTTCTCGGAAAAACGGATTGCGGATATCAGGCAGGTTGAAACCAGCGCGCGTTATCTTGGTACGGCACTGTACTGGATAGCCGCCAGTATCAATATCAAACCGGGCCATGATTATTATTTTTACGTTCGCAGTGTGAACACCGTTGGCAAATCGGCATTCGTGGAGGCTGTCGGTCAGCCGAGTGATGATGCATCAGGCTATCTGGATTTTTTCAAAGGCGAGATAGGGAAAACCCATCTGGCTCAGGAGCTGTGGACGCAGATTGATAACGGTCAGCTTGCGCCTGACCTGGCTGAAATCAGGACGTCCATTACGGATGTCAGCAATGAAATCACACAGACCGTCAATAAGAAACTGGAAGACCAGAGTGCAGCGATCCAGCAGATACAGAAGGTTCAGGTTGATACAAATAATAATCTGAACAGCATGTGGGCTGTGAAGCTGCAACAGATGAAGGACGGACGCCTTTATATTGCGGGTATCGGTGCCGGTATTGAGAATACGCCAGCAGGAATGCAGAGTCAGGTGCTGCTGGCGGCAGACAGGATTGCGATGATTAATCCTGCGAATGGCAACACAAAGCCGATGTTTGTTGGTCAGGGTGATCAGATATTCATGAATGAAGTGTTCCTGAAATATCTGACGGCTCCCACCATTACCAGTGGCGGTAATCCTCCGGCGTTTTCCCTGACTCCGGACGGGCGGCTGACGGCGAAAAATGCGGATATCAGCGGTAACGTGAACGCGAACTCCGGGACACTCAACAACGTCACGATAAATGAGAACTGCCGGATTCTGGGAAAACTGTCAGCCAACCAGATTGAAGGCGATATTGTTAAAACAGTGGGTAAGGCTTTTCCCCGGGACTCCCGGGCACCGGAGCGGTGGCCATCAGGGACCATTACCGTCAGGGTTTATGACGATCAGCCGTTTGACCGGCAAATTGTTATTCCGGCGGTGGCATTCAGTGGCGCTAAGCATGAGAGAGAGCATACTGATATTTACTCCTCATGCCGTCTGATAGTGCGGAAAAACGGTGCTGAAATTTATAACCGTACCGCGCTGGATAATACGCTGATTTACAGTGGTGTTATTGATATGCCAGCAGGCAGAGGTGTAATGACACTGGAGTTTTCGGTATCAGCATGGCTGGTGAATAACTGGTATCCCACCGCAAGTATCAGCGATTTGCTGGTTGTGGTGATGAAAAAATCCACAGCCGGTATCACGATTAGCTGAATTTTATAATCCATATACTGGCGCCAGAAATGGCGCCTTTTTTATTGTTATTCCTGAATCCTCTCTTCCGGGGCTGACATTGACTTATGGAGTACATATGGCCGTACAGATATCTGGTGTACTGAAAGACGGTGCGGGTAAACCGGTGCAGGCGTGTTCAATTGAATTGCGGTCCAGAAAAACGAGTCCGACGGTGATTGTGCACATTGTGGCGGAATGTATTACGGACAGTAACGGGCGGTATTTAATCGAAGCCGAGCCAGGATTTTATGATGTTTTTCTTCTCCGTGAAGGGTGGGCTCCGGTAAAAGCCGGTGAGATTTATGTCACACCGACGGATAAGCCGGATACGCTGAATGCATTTCTGGATGCTCCCAAAGATGGCGATTTGCGTCCTGAGGTGATGAAACGCTTTGAGATAATGGTGAATACCGTTATTACGCTGTCTGAGCAGGTTACCCGTGATAAGGAGGCAACAGGCGCAGACGCCGCGGCAGCGGCAGAATCGGCGTCCGCTGCCCGGGAAAGTGAAAGGAAATCGCAGAATTATGAGGTGCAGTCTCAGAAAAATGCAGAGTCTGCAGCCGGAAGTGCGCAGGAGGCCGGACAATATGCTGTGGAGGCTGCACAGGCAAGAGATAATACGCAGACCCTTGCTGATGCGGTGCAGAAAAATGCAGAGGTTGTGGCAGAACAGCGTCAGCAGGTGAATATACTGGCTGCAGAAATGGCAGAAAATGCCGGACAGGTTCAGCAGGATAAACAGGATACTGAGCGGCTGCTGGAGCAGGCACAACAGGCAGCCAGTGAGTCTTCAGCCAGTGCCGTGGAGTCGGGGACGCATGCCAGCGAAGCTGCACAGAGTGCACGGCAGGTAAGCAGTGATTTACAGAAGACGGTAACGGCACGTAATGAGGCAGAGGGTTTTGCCACAGAGGCCGCCAGTCGTGCAGAAGAGAGTGCACAGATAAAAGCGCAGACGGAGTCCGTGGCTCTGAATGTTCAGCATGTGGCAGACAGTGTTGTGGCTGTAAGCCAGTCTGTGGAGCTACAGGCCGGGCAGGTGCAGCAACTGGTCAGCCAGGCGGAAGACAGTGCCACGACAGCAGGTGAACATGAGCAGGGGGCACTGAAGGCACTGGAGGAGGCCAGGGAGATTGCAAAAACGCCAGGACCACAGGGAGAGCCAGGACCGCAGGGGGAGACCGGCCCACAGGGCCCCAGTGGTGAAAAGGGAGAGAAAGGGGACCGGGGCGATACCGGGCCTCAGGGAGAAAAAGGTGAGAAAGGCGATAAAGGTGATACCGGTGCCCGGGGAGCTACCGGCCCACAGGGGCCTCAGGGACCCATGGGACCCAGCGGAGTTTACCCGGAAGACGGGATAAAGACTGCGAAAAAATTCACGGGTATTCTGGCTCATGGTTTTATGTATTCTGACCTTCAGTTTCCGTTGCTGAAATATAACCACCACCTTGCCTGTGAAGACCACCCCGTTCCGGGTGCCGCGGGGAATTATGCATATGGTCTGATGTGGCAGGTTCCGACGAATGAGAGTGTTTCAGGTCAGATTTTCCTTAACTGTATGGGGCAGGCATTCACCAGGGCTTACAGTGGGCTGGGTACCACTTCATGGTGGCAGTTTGCCGGTCGTCCGGTAGCCGGTGGTGTGGGGAGTTACCTGTTCTGTGCTTCTCAGGATGCGGTAAGTTACGGAGATGAACTGGCCGGAGAGCGGCTTGACCCGGTACAGTCAGGAATATGGATGGCCTGCGGAAATGCAGAAGCTGAAGAGAAAATGCTTTTTCTGAGGGTGAAATAATGGATACCAGGAATTCAGAAGCGGACGTGCGCAATGCCCGTTTTAATGAAGACGGCAGCATTACCTGTGAGGTGTTCATGGCAGACCGTTCTGATGACAGTCAGCGGGTATATGTACCTTATACTGCCAGAGCTTCAGACCCGACAGAATTCGGGTTAAGGCTCTGGTCAGAGTTGATATCAGGGGCCTGGGGTGAAGTCACGCCGTTTGTGGTGACAGAGGAGATACTGGAAAAGGCCAGAAATCAGAAATACGGTGAAATCAGTCGCTGGCGTGACAGCCAGGAGAACAGCAGTTTTGTTTTTGAATTCAGTGGTCATCGCTGGGATGCCGGAAAGGCGTCACAGTCCAGACTGACACCTGTTGTTGCGGTGGCAGGAAACGGGCTGTTGCCTGAGCATTTTTTCTGGACGGATGCGGATAATCAGGATGTCACTCTGACGCCGGAAGAGCTGATACAACTGGATACTGCGATGAATGCGGCGATGGTGATGCAGGGGTTTAAAATCCATGAACGCCAGCGCCGGATGAAAGAAGAAGTGGCAGGGCTGACCGCACTGCCGGATATACGTGCGTATCCTGTTGGCTGGCCGGAGGGTGATGATGAGTAAGTTCACCACACCGGCCATTCTGGAGATGCTGGATGATTACCGCTGGCGGCTGGTTGAGCCGTTTGAATTCTGGCTGACGGATAACCCGGATGATGTGATTTATGTTCCGGAGGGATATGTGACGGACCTTGCCAGTGTGCCCCGGCTTTTGTGGGCACTGTTCCCGCCGCATGGTCGTTATGCAAAAGCCGCGATTATTCATGACTGGCTGTATGACAATGCCCTGCGCACGAAGGCGGAAGCGGACAGGATATTTCTGGATGCGATGACGGTGCTGGGAGTTCCACGCTGGCGACGTCTGATCATGTATTACGCTGTATGTTTCTTCGGGAGGGGTAACTACGGACAGACACATCAAAAGATAATGTGA